AAATGTTAATCTAAACTGAACGCTCAGTTAACAATTTGCCAAGAGGCATTTCCTAAGTGCATGGAGTTGCATCAAAGGAACCTATACCAGATGCTTCTGGTTAGTTGCTTTTGCTCCTCATTCCACTTTGATCCTTTATAAACTTCTAGCTTACCACTCTTAATCAGTTCCTTTAGCAACTGATGGCATCTAGTGATTCCGAATCCAGTTTCCTTACGAAAGTCTCTTGTTGTGAACCAGTCATCACCCTTTGGTTTATTCTCGTTTACAGTCTTTACCTGCTCTAATTTCTTAGCCCAATTTATTGCCATATATATTCTCCATCAAATTTTTTGGCTACATAGACCTGCCAACTTTTGTTTGAGTAATAACCGTAAACCCAGCCTGTCTCATGGGCCAATCGATTTACCTTTGCACGGTTCCATCCCATTTCTGTTTGCGTAAGGCAGCCAGCCGAATACGCTGCCCCTCCCTTGTGCCTTGGAATTGTAAACATTTGAATTGAATGAATATGACCATGAACACAACATCCACCCTGCTTTGCGAAAGTCAGTGCATGTTGCTTGCAAGCGGAAACGGCACCGTGAAAGTAGCCATGAACGAATGTCATTATCCCTAGTTCAAGAACACCCTTGTCCACATTGTAAGGTAGCATCTTGCATTTTAACTTTTTGCATTTGCCAGTGATATCCTTGATTCCAGAACGCGCGGTATCCCGTACGATTCCGACAGAATGCTTTTCTGCCGTTTGCCACAACCTGTCATCATGGTTGCCAAGAAGGAAATAGTGAGGTTCCCAATTATTGAGAAACTCCATACCTGCTTCAACATCGGCCTCCATGCTGGCATTTTTTTCTGCTGGATCTGCTCCCCTCATCAATGGAGAGAAATCAAATAGGTCACCTCCGAATATTCGAACATCTGGCTTAAACTCCTCTGTGAATTTATAGAGGGCCGCAACCGCATCTGGATCTTGCATGTCTCCATGCAGATCACTCGCGAAAACAAAAGACTTCACTAGCAGCCTTTTCTTTTACCCTTAGTAGTTGCTTTCTTAACTTTCTTTTTTCTTGTGTAAGGCATTATCTTTTCTTTCTAACTTTTACGCACTTGTCTTTTCCCTTTTTGGTCCCTGCAAATCGGTATCCTTTCCAGCAGGCTTTACCGTCCGCACCTCTCTTCTTCTTAGTCCTCGGCATCGTCATCATCCTCCAGATCTATATCGCATTCAAAATCTACCACATATTCCTCAAGCCACTCGTTAGTGTCTTCACGGGCAATTTCTGCGATTCGGTTTTCGTCAATATCTGACTCCTCGACCCAGTATTCCAAGAATGCACGGTGAGCATTTTTGACTTTCTGCTCTGGAGTCTCGTTAACCTTTTTCTTTTTCTTAGGCATTTTTTTCAAAATGAAATTCAGAAACCTTGATAGGTGCATACGGGCAATTCCCGTGAAACTCATGCAGCTTATCATTTACCAAATCCTGCCACTTTGAGTAATCGAGCAGCACATTCATGTTATCTAGTAAATAGGTTGGTTTTAAGCCCACTGCACGGGCCGCAGCCAGATGGTATTCTACTGGGTAACACATGTAATACCAGTTCTGTTGCAGGGATCTTATTTGCATAGAATACTCTGGGTCTGGATCATCAATCTGACACATGTCGCTAACGATTGCTTTTCCACCGTTTTTCAAAACTCTGCTTACTTCTGAGTAAGTATCAATTAACGGACGGTATCCAATTGACTGGTCAAAGATTGCTAAGTCAAATGTATCATTCTCAAATGGCATGTTGTCGTAACTACCTTCACCGATTTCAACATTCTTAGGCAGATCTTTGTTTGCTTCTTTAATCTGAGAGTCAGATATGTTTAATCCTGCGAAACTGGCATCTGGCCTTTTGGCGGCCATGTGCTTCAAAGAGGTTCCAATTCCGCAGCCTGCATCGAGAATATTTTTTCTGCTTGGATTTATTTTTCTTCTAGCAAACTGAAGATCCAAATGATCATCAAAATTATTCGATAGCAATCCAGCTTGGAAAACAGAGTAGCCAGCATTTACATAAATGCCACTTACCTTATTCCAATAATCTTTTAAAAAATCTGTGCTTTTACATGCAGATTCATAATGTGCAGTGAGTAATTTAAATTTGTCTGTATTCATTTTTTATATTCTTCAATTCGTGATTTAATTCCAGATATGGCATCCACTCGGCCAGCCGCATGAGCGAATTTAGTGACATCATTTTTTGGGTCCGATACATCATTAACTGCATCGAGCAGCATGTTGTCTAAGACTGAATCTAATGCCTGCCACAACATTGAGTCCCTGCCCTGCTCGGCAAACACTTTTTCAACTCGATCTGCACTCATGGGTTCTGGATATTTTACTATCGTTGCTTTTTTCTTTTTGCAGAAACAAAACATTAGTAACCTCCCCCTATTACTGGTTTAACACCCACTCGGCCAATCTGTGCATTCTCTTGTTGCTGAATGCCGAATTGAAGATATTTCATACGATTGTCGGCCAGTTGTTTTACAAGCGGACTCTCGGATGCTTTCTTTTGAAACTCCTGTGATTGCTGCATAATCTGCTGGGCGGTCTGCGAACGAAGCTGGAAGTTTACTCCCTCTTTTGGTTGTGGTTCAATTTCGTTCATAATCTTGACCCAGCTATTTTGCTCATCATCAATTTCTTTCTGAGCAGCAGTTTGCTTGTCCATAATGACCTGCTTTGCCAACATTGGATCAATTGATTCTGCAATAATCTCAAGCAGCTTATTTCTATCTAAGGCACCAGTGACATCGAACTGAGTAAGCTTAGTAACCGCATCCAGTTTCTTTTCCATGAACTCTGGATTCAAAGTATCAACTGAGAACCTTAGGGATAGATCAAACCTGCCCTCGATATCTTCTTGTTTCATGGCAATCTCTTCAACTGGACCGCCAGTAATTCTGGCAACAAAAGATGGGTCCAAGTATTGCTGGCACAAAGATAATGCTTGTGAGAATGCTTCTCGCCAAGAATCCAGCCAACGGTTCACCATGCATTGCTGATACAATTGCCGTGCCTCTGGCTTCTCTGGGTTACCAAAGTACCTTTCCGCATCCAGTATGGCAGCCTGCTCGGCCTCCATTGAGCTTTGCGAAAGAGGGGGCGGTTGGAGCCAGCCGACATCATCTGGGCGAGATATGGTAATCTGTGATGCAGGAGCCACTAGCAGATTTAAGCCTCCCCGTCTGGCATTTACCAATAAGGGAGGTATGACACCAATCTGGCTTGCATCATTTCTAAGATCTCTTTGCACCTTTGCTTCATATTGATTAGTAGCAACCAGTTCAGAGATTCCTCTAGAATCAAATATGGACCGTGATAACCGCTCCCGTGCAAACAGGACAAACGGCATTTGATTGTGGCCATATTTTAAAATCTCATGCTTACCATAGAGGTCTGGAACATGTGACGAAAATGCAGTGCAGTAGATGGCAGGAACATTTGTATCTTCATCATAGACCCTATGGTAAGCATAAAAGATTTCATAAAGGTCATTGAAGTCACCTTCTACACCCTTGCCCATTGTATGGACTCCAAGCTGAATGGGGTTTCGGTAATCGTATTCTGCTACCCCAGACTGGCCTTCCGATTTTTCCAGAACCTGCTCAACAAATTCCTCATCAAATCCTTCCGACAAAATCTTATCCCGTAGCTCAGTTTCACTTAGCCACTCCCTACGCATAATCACTCTAGCTCGATCTAACTCGGTGCAGTTTGCATCGACAAAAACATCTTCGTAAAGACGGTGGGCAACGAATCTCGGACGGTTTTCATGAATAGTTGGTGTAGGCACCTCCATTGAACCTGTAGCCCTAAACTCTTCTAATGCTTTAGATAATACTTTTTCTTTAACTCCAGCAAAGTGCTGCATAAGCAAACCCATAGCATCCTGCTCCATATCTGGATCTTGCAAGATTGCTAAAATTTGCTGGGCAGCCTGTTCATCTCCACCTTGCTCGGCAACCATCTGTACAACATCTTGTACGGTAAACTTTTTCATCCGCATGATGGTTTCCTGCTGCCAATAAACACCCAAGATTCCAATTGCAGGAGATCCAGAAAACATTTCCTGTGCAAGGATCTCTACTTCCCTGCGAAGTTCTGGCAGCATCCTTTGCTCCAAGAAATAAGCCAAGCAATCTCTCCAGTAGGCTGCCTTTTTCTGATCACTTGTCTCTATTCCAGAGACTGACATATTTGCACGGAAAAAACTCTCCAGTGCCATATGCACATGCTCATTGATTAACCTGTCGGCCAATCGCATATGAATATCGCTGGCACCTTCCCATGGTGTAGGCTTATGCCCTAAGTATTCTTCATGCTTGCGGCCATCATCTGGTGACTGACCTTCCCAGCGAGCATAGCGGACATCATCAAAGTCATCTCGCCTGCGAAGATTTCGGCCAGCATCCTCCAAGATGTCGGTAAGCTCAGATTGTAACTGAGCAACATCTGGCTCATTCTGGGCCTTATTCTTTTCAGAATCATATTGATATCTCATGCTGGCACCTCCGCTGGTTCCAACATGGTTTTCTCAATCTCTCGTTTTACGAAAAAAGCCCTTGCACCTTCACGAAAGTACTTGGGCTTAATTACACCATTCTTAATGAGGTTAGTCATTTCATGGTCCGCAAGTCCCAACCAATCCATGACCTCCCTTCGCCTCAATAAGGCTGTTTTAGGTTCATATATTCCTGCCATTGCAGGAAATAGTGTCAGACGGTTAACCCGTCAACTCATTTTTTTCGCTTGCGTAGTCGGACAAGTTTGTCGATGGCCTTGCCCATGCCTTGTTCATCTGTGGAAAGATAATCAATCGTTTCTGGTAAAACACGGGTACGCAATGGCACTCGCTTGAGTTCGTCTGGCAATGGAGGGCGGCCTGTTTGATTTGGTCTTGGCCCACCCCATCCCAGTGTAGGTTTGTCTTCGGTTTCCTCGGTCATGTCCCATCACTATAGTTCTTGCTTAGTGGGATGCAATGAGCAAATTGATTTATTCCTAGAATCTATGACAACGCAATTACCTGCGGCAATGTCTTCACATATTCGCAAGACAAACTCCTCTTGTCGGCCTTGGTAGCACGGGATGTCCAGTATGGAACATACCCGTAATATTATTTTTTCATTTAAATTATTTTCTGTCATCTTCTTTAGTCTTTTCTATTAGTTTATTGAGTTCTGGTAAATTCATATCCAGAAAGCATTTGTTTTTATTTTCACTTTCCCAGTTTTGGATAAAAGATTCTTGCTTTGCGTATTCCTCTTCCTCTTCTGGAGAGTTAGGTAAATGTGGTATGTCTGGCATTGTAATTTTCATTTGTTGAATAATGCTTTGAATCCTTGGTAAAAGAATATCGCCAGCGATATAACCACTGGGATGAAGATGAGGT